CTTCATCATCGAAGACGAAGAGGGCGACGATGTAGCGGATCTACTGGAACGGGCGTCGGCGGCGTTTATGGCACTGGCCAACGTCAAGGACCATGTCCACCAGTCGATCTTCGACGCGCTCTTCTGCGGCGTAGGCTGGTTGCGGCTCGACTACAACCCACCCGGCGACAGTATGGTGGCGCCCTATGTGACCAACGACGATATGGCCGAGGATATGGTCAGTGTGTGCCGCGTGGCGCCCGGGTTTGTTCATGTAGACCCCACCGCAGCGCCGCACCGCCTCGGCACGGCGCGGTATATACGCGAAAGAATGTGGGTGCCGCTCAAGTTTTTGAAGGACGATCCTGAGATACAAAATAAGAAAGCGCTCAAGGCGACCTCGGTAGGGTCGGACGATGAGCTGGCCTTTGGCGAGGTCATGGGATCGCAGACCAATACGGAAGAGATGCAAGCGCTCAAGGAATCGGTAGACAACGGCGACTTCGTCCTGGTGGATCGCATCCACGATAGGATCAACCGCAAGCTGATCATGTTCGCGGACAACGTAGACGAGCCGATCCTCGAGAAAGCCCATCCATTTATTAAAATGAGTTTTCCGCAGCGGATTAACTCGATAGGTGAGTTGATCTTCGAGGAAGACGAGACCGGCCAGCTCACCGAGCCGGTGCTGGACCTCGAGGCGGGCGAGCCGGCGGCAGGCTTCCTCGTTGAGAACGGCTTCCCGTTCGTGCCGATCAAGTTCGATATGAATGCGAGTAGCTACTACCCGCAGCCGCAGATGGCGTATCTCGAGGACATACAGAATGGCCTCATTGAACAGGTGAGCCGGCGGGCCGACATACTCAAGCGCACCGCCCGGCAGGGTGTTGTCAACGAGAGCGAGGCGCTGGCCAATCCCGATCTACTCGAGCGACTACGTAAGGGTAGGGACGGCGAGTTCCAGACGATGCAAGACATCAACGGCATCAAGCAGCTCGACTTCGCCAGTGTGCCGTCCGATCTATACCGCCATGAGCAGAGCTTGCTGGCGTATGAGAATCAGATAGCGGCGGTGCAGCCGCCTACTGCTGGCGAGTCCGATAGCGCCACCGAGGCCGCCGTAGTGGCGGCAGGGGCGCAGCTCAACGGCAACTGGATGGAAGCCAAGGTGGCCGCGGCCTACGAGCTGGTGGTGCGTAATGCGTTCCAGATCATGGGCGACGCGAGGTATACACCGGAGAACTTCGCCGTCAACGTAGCACCGGACGGTCAGAGCATGATGGTGCGAGCGCTACGCAACAGCGACTTCTTGTGGAATTACCGGATCCATACCCGGGTAGGCTCTACGCAGCCGCTCTTCGAGCAGCTCGAGCAAGATAGATTTTTGGCGTTTTACGATAGGGCCGCGAACCGGCCCAACTTCGACCAGATGCAACTCGATAAGGCGATGGCGGCAGCGTTCGACATCGTGGACCTGGAGAAGCTGATGGTCTCCGATGACAACGTCGAGGCGCAGCGGGCGGCCCAGCTCGAGAATGACCGGTTCGTGCAGGGCGTTGACATCGAGGTCTTAGAAGGTCAGGACCACAACGTCCATGCCGAGATCCACGCGACCTACCGGGAGCATCCAACCTACCAGCAGCTCATGCAGGGGGCGCAGATGGTCGGTCCTACCGGGCAGCCGCTCAATATGCAAGCGGCCCAGCAGATACAGCAGATCGACCAGATGGTAATGGCTCATGTGCAGTCGCACCAGGAAGCTATGGTGGCTGAGGAGCAGGGCGCCGCGGGTAGGCCGTCCGGTGGGGGCGGCGGATCGGTAGGCGCCGAGGATCTGATAGGACAGGTGCAGTCTAACGCGCAGAAAACAGCCCAGGCCACCCAGGTCGAGGCCAACGAGATGGTAAGGGGGAGTTGATGGCAGTCTTTGAAGTAGAGAAAAAGAAGAAGCCCAAGGCCAAGGCGAAAGCCAAGGCGGCGCCGGCGGCTAAGACCGATGGCGCTATCCTGGGCGATATAGTTGCTCGGGCGAAACCAGCGAATGCGGGCGATGTAGAGGTCTATATCGTGACGGCGCCCGATTATGCGATACTGAAGCAGTTGGCGGGAGAGGCATAGACGATGGCCCGCGGCGTAGGTTACGAATCCCTGGCAGCCTTGGTGGACTACCTCAAGAAAGAGGAAGAGGACCGCCAGGTGCCGTTGTCGGCGTTAGCGGATGCGGCGCGGCAGGGCATAGGCCAGGGGGTGGTGGACCCGGCGGTGGACTTTTTAGGGGCGGGCGCGGCGAAGATAGGCGAGATGGCGCGGGCAACGCCGTTGCACTCGATGGTGACCGAGGATGTGCCGGCGCTGCTGGGTGTAGTGGATAGGGTAGGAAATGAGTTTGTTGACCAGGCGGGCGAGATGGCGAGGGTTACGCCGGCGGGTATTGCCAAGATGGTGAAAGAGGATGTGCCGAAGGCGTGGGATGCAGTGAATTGGGCAGACGACCTACTGGCGGGATCGTCTACGCAGCGTCAGGCGGCTGGCCGAGGGGCGGGCGCCGCGGTGCGCGAGGCGTTGGGCGGGGGGTTGAGTGGGCTGGCGGATCAGGTAGCGAAAGATGGACCGATGGAGGTAGCCACGCGAGGGTTGCGGGCTGCCGGCGAGGGTGTAGATAGTGCCGGCGAGGCTATAGATCAACAGATAGACGAACGGGGTTTTGCGGCGTGGATGGGACCGGAGGATTTATTTCCATTCGGCAAGGTTCTGGCGGCGCTCGGAGGGGTGGCGGTGCCGGCGATGAAGATGGGGAAGGGGGCAGCAGCCACGGCGGGCAAGGCGGCTACGGCGGTGGCAACCCCTGCTCGGATGGAATTGAAAACATTCAAGCATCCAACAAAAGGCCCAACGCAGCGATCAATAACGGAAACGAACCTCAGAGAATTAACACAAGACGAGGCGATCTCGGCCTCGATAAAAGGCGTCCACTTAAAGCGGGATAAGACAGGTCAATACATAGGGGCGCCTCGGGGCGTTAATACGCCGGCGAAGTTAAACGCATTACGTGAAAGCTACGACAGGCAACTGGAGGCCGCTGCCCAGGGCGCCGATTGGTATAATCGCGCCCGGCAGGGCATTGTCGAGGTGACGGGCGACCCGGCAGCGCGTTCAAATCTCCAGCCTAACCTCACAAAAGGCGACTTACTTGCTGATACGTGGGGCATGACCTCGGCCCAACGGACGCCCGAGGTCAATTTGGGTGTAGCCACTAAGATGATAAACCAGGCCGCGGTAGGTAAGCCATCGTTGACCGGCACCATGCCGGCGATCAATAAGAAAGTAGAAGATACGCTGCTTGGGGGGGTACGACAGACCGAGGATCTGCAAAAGTTAGGCGTTTTTGGGACGAATCTTAACCCGCTTGTTCCGTATGCGACTACGGGCGTTAACGATATATGGCATGCCCGCGCATGGGGGTATAAGGAAATGGACGGGTCGCCCTGGGAGAGCGGATTAGGTCCAGCTCAACACGCTTTCTTAGATGGTGAAACGATGCTATCAGTCCGTCGAGCTAACGTAAGGCAAGTAAACGGCAAGGCCGATTGGGATGCGGCCACGGCTCAAGCGGCGCCCTGGGTCGAGGGCAAAGCGCACGGTCTCATGCAGCGAAAAGCTACCCAGATAATGGAGGGGGCGCAGAAGGCGAAAGCCAAGAATCCTTCGGTGACTGTCCCTACCTGGCAACAGGCGATGGACATTGTGATTAACGAGCGGGGCTATGACATCAACGCAGCCCGCGCTGAAGCAGCGAAGACATACACAGACTTTTTTGATAAGCATACGGCCTTTGCCAATTACGAAGCTATACCGGGTGAGAAGACCGGTCATTTGCCGGCGATGTTAAAAGCTGACCCCGAGGTAAAAGAGCAATTTACGAAGGCGCTTACTTCTGTAGATGCTCATGGGCGCGACCTTTTCTACGATGCGCTCGGCATACAGACGCGCTCAACAGAGCCAACGCAGGGATTCTATCGCAACGAGGCCGGCGGCATCGAAGCTAACCCCGGGCGAGTGGCTCGGCCACTGGTGGGCATAGATCCTACGGCGCCAACGGGCCGCGCTATGGACCAGCCGAGCGTGGATATTATCGAGGGCGTAGAGACCCTCAGAGCAGTCATGCTGGGCCAGGAGGGCATAGGCTACCATAAGCCTTTCCCACGGTCAACGGGCGCCAAGGCGGGTGCTACAGGGTCGCTGAGAGTAGCGCTACCAGGTCGCCCTACGCCCAAGCAGTTGGGTCAGTTAAATGAGGTATTGACCAGCAAAGAATTTGCCGATCTGCCGTATCAGAGTGCTGCCGACATCTTGGTCGATACGGGCGATGGCATTACGATGATTAATTTGGGCGATGACTTTGGGCCGGCGGTAGTGAAGGCGGGTGATCAGAAAAAGATGGTGGCCCGGCTGCAACCCCACCTGGAAAGAATCTTCCCCAATATTGGTAAAGTTGAGCCCGCGTTTGCCCACGGCTCTCTTGTCCCGGGGTTGTCTGGTCTGGACGAGGCGGGCCAGGGGGTTTCGGTGCAAGCGGTCAAGGACGCACTAACTAAAAGTGATGCACCCCGGCTAATCGAGATTCTCGACAGTCCACAGGTGCAAAAAGAGGCGGGGCGGATTATAGATGTCTACGAGACCTTTAGCCAGCAGTTGGGTACGCCGCAGCGCGATGACCTTATTAACTTCCTGACGATGATTCGGGACGGGCGGGGCAGGGAATCTCTCAACCTCATAGGAAAGATCGCCCTGCCCGCCGGCGCCGGCTTAATACTAACGCAGCTCTTTACGAGCGAAACGTCGAATGAATTGTAGAGGGGTAGTTCCACACCTCGGCTTCCTCCTCGGTGATGTAACCGAGGGCGGGCGTGAAAGATCGAAAGAGTCCGTTGGGCGAAGCCCATCGACCCAGGCCATTGCACGTATAGTGCGGGCCACCAAAAGCCGTTTCCGTTTCGGGAATATCTTCCGAGCCGGGAATGATCTCGTAAACGGCGTCGAAGGTCTCCACCCTCTCGGGCGGCGTTATCGGTTTTTCGGGGGACATAGCTACTCTCCTTTTAGCGGTGAATGTTTAACGTGGGCCGCAAGCTGGAAGCAAATCGCCCACACATAGAATATACGAAAATTAACGACGAAAGACAATTATAGATGCCGGTCTTCCACGACTACCGATGCAACGACAGCGAGTGCGACCACCTGGTGCAAGACGTTATGGTCGAGCGCAGGGCGGATATAGAGCGCGAGATAGAATGTCCTGAGTGCAAGGGGCCGGCGCCGATGTATTTCGGTGGCTTTAACTCGATGGTGAAATGGAATTTCTCCTCGAGAGAGCGCGGCTATAACAAAGGCTTCGCCGATCCACAGACCGGCGTCGAGTATACCAGCTACGCCCACCGCCAGCGTGTATTGGCGGATATGGGGATGGAAGAGACCGGCGCCAGCCAGAAGTTCGACCACATCATGGCCGATGCCGAGAGCGCCCAGCGCGACCAGGTAGAGCGCGAGGGCAGGCGGGGCGGCGTATTGCAGGCGGATAGCGTCGATGAGATCGTCGGGCAGATCGACCAGAGCCGGGTAGACCACGGCGCTACGGGCGATATGAACAGGGACACCGGGGATGATTGGTCTCCCTTTAGCGAAGATACATAGGCGAAAAGGGCAATGTTCGGCTCTCTTATTTTAGCCGAACATAATTTTCGAACAAATCGAACAACGTAACTTGTTGTAAATAAACAACTGAAGAATTAATGTTCGACTCGCTTATTTTTGTCGAACATGATTGTCGAACATTTAGACGTATTTCGAGAGGACCGCGAATCTTGGCGGATCGCGCCTCTTTTAAGCCTCGCAAAAGACAGGAGAACATACTATGACCGAGATCGCAGTCGATTCTGCGGCATCGACAGAGCCATCAGGCGACACGGCGCCGAGTGAATCCATATCCGAGATGGGTATGGGGTTCATCGAAGCAACGGACGCGTCCGATTCTGGCGATGCAAGCGTAGAGCAACCGGCAGCGGGTGACGGTGGAGTAGCAGCAGCACCACTTCAACCAACCAACGACACCCCATCACAGCAACAAGCCGAGGACGGCAGCGGCGGTGGCTTGCGTTTAGCGGATTACACCCGCAAGACGCAAGAAGTAGCCGACGAGCGGCGCCAGGTGGCGGCAGAGAGAGCGCAAATAGCCCAAGAGCGGCGTATCTACGCCGAGTCTCAGGCTCGAGCGTCTCAGCCGGCACCGCACAACCCTTTAGAGCAACTGGCGGCCCAATTAGGGCCAGAAGAGGCTCGGGGGCTGACCGTAGTAGACCAACTGGTACAGGAACGAGCGCAAGAGATCGCAACGCGGCTCATAGAAGAGCATATTGGACCGCTGCGTCCTGGCCTGGAACGGTTAAACTCTACGATAGGCGTAGTGGATCAGATGCAGCAGCAGCAGACCGCTGTTCACCGCAGTAATGCCAACGCTCAGATCGAAGCCGCGGAAGCGGTCTTCGGTAAGGTCGGATCATGGACCGAAAGCCAGCGCGGTATTGTCAGCTCTTTGACGCGGCATGATAATCCCGATACCGGGGAAGCGTTCACCGTAGCCGAGGCCATGTCTATGGCTACGGGCCGGCGCCTAACCGATCAAGGGAGTGCCGTGACGCAGCAGCGCCAGGCGCGTAACAGCGCCAAGCGCTCTACGGCATCTCAGGCTGGCAGTCCACCGCTAACAGAAACGGCGGGCGTGATCTCTAAATTGCAAGCCATGTCCGAGATCAGGGCTACGATGTGATGATGGGAATTTTGCTTAAAGGAAAGAAATAAAAGGTTTACATATTATGGCACAAACAACCTCAGAAGTTTGGGATTCGCGGTGGAGTTCCACGCGTCGTACAGTGGAACCCAAAACCGTGGACAACGTATTTGAGGCATACAAAACTTTGGCGATGCACCGCAAAAAGGGTATGCAGATGGTAGACGGCGGCGGCAAGGAGATCCAGGTCATCCTGGAAAGCTCTGCCGGCACCGCAGAAACATTCGACGGCTATGACCCGTTGAGCAAAAGCCCGGTGGACCCGTTCGAGTCGGCCTTTTACAAACGGCGCTATTACGCGGTGCCGATTGTATTGGACGATACGACCAACTGGGAAAATAGCGGCGAAGAGCAGGTCTTTGACTTGCTCTCAGCGCTCGGTAACAACGCGATGAACTCGCTCTTGAAAGCAATCAACGAGGACATCCTGGGCGCTCAAGCCGGCAAGTCGATGCTCGGATATCAGGACATCATCAAGGACGCTACCGGCGGTACGGTTGGGGGTATTAATAGCGGCACCTCGACCTTCTGGGAGAACCAGCGGTATACCACGGCTAAGACCTTCACCACTGCCACTATCACTAATGTGTTTGATGGTTTTATCGCGTGGAACACCCTCATGGATGATAACCGCAAGCAGGGGGGCCGCAATAACGCTATTGTGACCACCTATTCCATTGCTGCGGCGTATCGCACGGTGTTGTCTTCGCAGGGTTATGGCGAGGTATCACTGTCCAATATGAAGGGTCTTAGTGGTCCTGAGTTCCCGTCTTATATGGGTGCTGATGTTATCGCTGACAATGATTGCCCGGCTCTCCATTCTTACCTCTTGGACACCGATTCGATCAAGCTCCGCGTGATGAAACAGGCGAACTTCAAGAAGACCCCGTTTGTGTCCCTCCAGGGCAACGGGCAATTGGCACAGCTCGCCTACATGGTAGCTGGTGTACAGCTCACGACAAATAATCGTAGGCGCTCCGGCGTTGTTACGGCTCTCACCGGCATATAGGCCAGGAAGGTAATTTAAAATGAGTGATTTCAAGATTATCGGCCCGGTCACGTTTGACCAGGCGATAGACGCAACAAGCACCACGCAGATGGCGCCGCTGGGCATGGTTGTCCAGGCGGAGGATCAGGCAGCTACGGATTATGGGGTGGGTGACTTTATCTACTTAGTGGGCGTAGCTTCGACGCTTGTCGGCAGCGTAGTGACTTACGATGCGGGCGGCTTTACTACCGCGCTGGCGGCAGCGAACGCTGTAGGCGGCATAGGTAGCTCTATGAGTATTAATGTAGCCAACCAGTATGGCTGGTACCAGATCAATGGGCGCGGCGTGGTCAAGGGATTGGCTTCCTTGGTAACGGACAAGCTCTGTTATCTGACTGCTACGGCGGGCTCTATTGATGACGCTGTAGTGGCGGGTGACGTTGTCTCGTTCATGGAAACTACTTCGGCGCTGGATACTCCCAGCTCTGGATTGGCTGAAGTGACGATGATTCGCCCCTTCGTGACCAATGTAAGCAACTAAAACCGAGGGTAGCTGGGGGTAGATCGCTCTACCCTCAGTTACTGCTCACACGTAATTGAGGAGATACATAGTTTGGCAAAAAATGAATACGATGCGATGGGGCAGCCGGTAGGTGCGCCTCGGGACGAAACCGCAAAGGCCGAGCCGTCTACGCTCAAGCCACTGGTCGATGTGGCGCCCAAGCCCAAGGCTAAAGCCAAGGCCGCGGCGCCCGACATCAAAGAGCAGATCCGCGAAGCGCTGAGAGACCCCGAGCTGGCGAGAGAGTTCGTGTCTACGGCCAGTCAAGACCCGGGGCTGCGTAAGATCCTCAATCTGCCGGCGGATTCGGTGCCACCCAGCGGCCACTATGAGCGCAACTACCATGCCGAGCCAGCGCTGAAGGTCTACGGCGGCGTCGAGGTAGAGCATGAGAAAGGCTTTGAGACACTGCCGCCGGGTTATCTGACCAAGTTCGTTGCAGAAGACGCCGAAATCGGCAAGACGGACCAGTTGGATTTGGCGAAGCTGGATGCAGCGGGTAAACCGGTAAAGACCGAGGAATATAAACAATTTTTAGACGCGGCAAATCTTGGCAAGCGCCTGGGCGGCAATGTTCGCTTTGACATCGAGGCGGATCAGTTCACGCCGGGTGACGTAGGGGTCTCGGTCTAACCGATGGAGTTAGGCCAATCGTTCCTACGCGATAATGTCGTGCGGCGCGACGAGACAACGCAGGGGCAAGCCAATGCCGCCAATTTCTTCGGGCAGACGGCGCTCTTAGGGGCGGCGGACATTGACACCCTGGCGATAGGCTCGACGCTGCGCGTGGCTAACCTCACCACCACCGAGCGCAACGCACTGACAGCAGCAAATGGCATGGTGATATACAACTCGACCACTAATAAGATGCAAGCCTACGAGAACGGCGGCTGGGCGGATATGATATGACACTTGGCGAAGCGATAACGATGGTATTAAATCGGGTTGGGTTGGATACGACCAACGTCGATTTTAAAAACGAAGCGCGTAACTACATCAACCTGACGGCGGTGGAGATTTCGGCGCTGGTCGATTGGTGGTGGTTGGACCGGGTGACCTCGTTTAAGACCACCGCAACTTTTACGGTATCGGGCGGCAGCGGCACCTTTGTCGCCGGCGAGACCATCACCGGCGGCACCAGTGGCTCTACGGCCACCGTAGACGGCTATAGCGCCTCACCTAAAGAGATATACATATACTCGCCCTCGGCTGACTTTACGGCCACTGAGACCGTCACAGGCGGCACCAGCGGCGCTACGGCAGCTTATGCGTCTACCGCCGGCACTCGGGTCTATACGCCTATCGAGAGCGGCGTAGGGAGCTGGTATAGTTTCTACGATCAGACCAACGAACACCCGCTGCGTATCGTCGGCCCTAACGAGTATGACCTGTTGAGCCAGGACTATTCGGACACCGGTTCGGTAGACGCGGTGATGGTCGGCGGCGTCGATACGACTACGGGCTATCCCGAGATCGAGCTATGGCGCATACCCGATACGACCAATGAGACCATGCGGGTGCGCTATCGCATCGCTATGACGGCCTGGGCCAGTGGCAACGACACCACGACCCTGCTGGCGCTCGGCCTGCCGCAGATCCTCGAGGGGGCGGTAGTCTACGGAGCAACCAAGTTATACCTACAAGAGAAAGCAGACGATCAAGGGGCAGCGCGTGAAGCAGCGGAGCTGGGGCGCGTAGTCGATCTGGCGTTGCGCCAAAACTTACATATGCAAGGCAACCGGACCTATCCTGCGGCACCGCCGTCAAGCCGTTCGCCCTTTGAGATCGTCGTTGACTCTACGCTGGTGACAGCGAGCTAATACGATGGCGATACAAGCCGAAACGATTAAATACGGACCTTGGAATCAGGGCGTCCGCTACGACCTACCGCCCGAGGATATTACGCCCAATGGGCTGCGTAAGATGAGTAATACGCGGCTTAATGCAGCGGCGGCGGTAGAGCGGCGCCTGGGTACGGCCAGCTATAATAGCCAATCGGCTATCGGCGGCAGCCCCACGTTCACCGCGCTGGGTGAGTTTCAGATACCCGGCGGCGTGGCCAAGGTCTTCGCCGTAGCCGGCGCCGTCTTCTACGAGTATTCGAGCGGCTGGACAGACCGCACCGGCTCGGTGACGATCACCGCCGGCGATGATAACACGTTCGAGTGGGTGCGGAGCTTTCAAAAGCTCATCCTCACCAACGGCGTAGACCCGCCGATCAAATGGACCGGTAGCGGCAACGTAACGGCGTTAGACGTAGACAGTCGGTTCACCACCGCAAGCCATGTAGGCTATTGGGACAACCGGGTATGGTTGGGCAACACCAACGCCAACAGCGACAGGCTTTGGTATAGCGATGCCGGCGACCCCGAGACCTGGGGCAGTACGGCCTTTTACAACTTCGGCGCCCCTATTACGGCGATCATCCCGATGCAGAACGCCCTTTCGATCCATACCGAAGATGCGATATACACCCTGATACCTACCGGCAACGCGACGATACCTTACCAGCGGCAGCAGCGCACCAGCTCAGACCCGCGCAACCCCCAGCGCGGCGGCACGATCTCGGGCAGGGCGGTAGTGGTACTACCGGGTAATATCCAAGTTTTCCCGCTCGAAGACGGTATCTATATGTGGAGTGGGGGCGATACGATAGACAAGGTGAGCTATGCGCTTGACGAGGGCTATTGGGACGGCCTGGTGACGAGTAGGCTGGCCGAGTCGTTTGCGATTTATTACGCCACCGAAGATGAGATATGGTTCTTCCTGGCGTACGGGACGGGGCAGACCAAGTTCAACCACGTTATGATTCTATCGACCAAACATTTGTATCAAGACGCTTCGACGGGCGAGACCCGCATGGCCTGGTATGGACCGTATGAGAACGGCACCAGCTTCGAGCGCAACTGCGCGGCCATCATCGACAACAAGCCCCATGCCGGCGACTACGATGGTATCGTCTTCGACCACGCGCCGGCCAATACGTATAACGACGCCAGCGCGGCTTACGGCAGTTATTTCGAGACCTCGGCGATGGCGCCTTTCGGTGCCGATGTGGATTTACGCTGGCTATACGCCAAGACCTATTTCGATGCGCTCGGCGCCTATACGTTGACGGTAGACCAAGAGAGCCAGGGGGTCGGCGTCCATAGCGGCACCCTCGAGACCATCACCGGCGGCGGCGCCCTCGATAGCTTTACGCTGGACACGGACGCCCTCGGCACAGTTCGCATGGTATCGAAAGACACAGACCTACGGGGTTATGACCCCCATAGCAGCTTGACCTTTACCAACAACACAATCAACGAACCCTATCGCGTTCGCCGCACCCATCTGCAATACACGGTGATAGGGCGACATAGAAAACAAAAAGCGGGGCAGCTCTAATGGGACTTAAATTTGACCAAAGTAAACGGCGCAAGAGGAAACCACCAGCGCCGTCAACGATGTACAACGCACCGGCAGCACCGGCAGCACCAGCGCCGTCAACGATGTACAACGCACCGGCAGCACCGGCAGCACCAGCGCCGTCAACGATGTACAACGCACCGGCAGCACCAGCTCCACCAGCGCCGTCGACGATGTTTAATGCACCAGCGACACCTACTCCACCAGCAACACCAGCTCCACCAGCGCCGTCGACGATGTTTAATGCACCAGCGACACCTACACCACCGCCTACTACACCACCGCCAGTTATGCAGACCTATCAACAGGCGCCCCTTACGGTAGCGTCAACTGCGGACGCGGTTGACGAGGTATTAAGCACCAACACCTTAACCGTATCCGGTGAGACAAACGAAGTAGAAGCCCAGCGCCAGGCGGACGCCGCGGCGGCGGCAGAAGCGGACCGCGTTCGAGGCGAACAAGAGGCAGCAGCGGCAGCAGAAGCTGAACGCGTACGACAAGCAGCGGCGGCAGCAGCGGCAGCAGACGCGGACCGCCAGCGCCGCGAACAGGAGGAGGCTACGAATAGCGGATTACTGAGCGAGGTCATGGGCTCCATAGCCGATAACCCGATGGGGTTTAAAGGAGGTTCAAATTTATTAAATTATCGCACCAGCAGCGGCCAATCACTAAACGATCTACCGCAAGCTGTTCAAGATCAGATAAACGCTTACCTGGGCGGCGGCGAATACGGTACTCTCCTTAATACGGCTCAAGACGCAGACCCCGGCACACAACTGCAACGGGTGGGCGACGAGCAGCGGGCGCGGGACTTGGCGGCACAAACCGAGGCGGCAGCCCGCGAAAAGCGCGAAGCGGCTTCCGCGGCGGCGCTGGCTACCCAGCAAGCGGCACCGACGATACAAAACTCGACGGGAGCGATAGCCCAAGCCGCGCCAGTGACTACCGGCAAAGCTAACGTAGTGGCCGGCGTAGGTGCGCCGACAGCCAATCAAAACACCGGATTAAATACAGCGATCAACGAGCAATTAGCCAACTCGGCGGCGCTTGACCTCGAGTCGAACGACGAGCTGCGGCGTAACCAGCAAGCGCTCCTGGCTGAAATGTCCAACCAAGCGGAAGCGGCGGGCAAGAGCGCGGTGACGGACTTGACCTTGCCTGACCTGACTAAAGTGAATGTCCCAGCGCGGGAAATGTCTACGATGGAACAGGCGATAGACACGCGCCTGACGGACCGCCTCACCGGCGGCCAGTTCCTGGACCCACAGTCGGCCCTGACCAACGAGGCCGAGGCACAGGCGCTCGAGCGCCTACAGCAAGACAATTTCTTAGGTGAGTCGGCGGGCCTTGACTCTGCCGAGCGCCGTGCGATGGACAGAATGACCAGCGACAACCTCCTGGGTGATAACACAGGATTAGCCGCGGCGGAAGCGGCTGCCTTGGCGCGTATGCAAGAAGGGGGATCGGGCGTAGACATCGAGGGCGTTCGTACCAACGCAGACGGTAGCATTGGCCGCAACCTGGCGACGAGCGCCGAAGATATAATAAGGCAGAGGCTGTTGGGTGGCGAGAACCCGAGGATGGCGGCACAACGCGCCCGGGTAGAAAAGCGCTACGGCACTTCGATGGACGAGGGGCGCGAGATGCTCAACCGCCTCGGTGTATTGCGCGGCGGTGACACCGTCGATGTCTTTAACGAGCTGACCAGCGGGCGCGACCAGCAGATGCTCGACGTTGACGCGATGGGCTTCGACCTTCAGTCGCAAGCTATCGCGGATGCGCTCGGCTACCAGGGACGGCGCGATACGTTAGGGTTAGCCAATGAAGAGCTGGCGCGGGGCGCCATAGGCGATGTGGCCGGTTTAGCGGGCCAACGTGACGAGCGCAATGTGGCCGAGCAAGACCTACAGCGGGGGGCCATTAGTGATGTGTCGGGCTTGGCCGGCCAGCGCGACGAACGGGGTATAGCCGAGCAAGGACTACGGCGCGAGGCTATATCGGATACGCTACCGTTCCAGCAGCGGCGCGATGCGATAGGGTTAGCCGAGCAAGACCTACAGCGGGCCGCTATTGATGATGCGCTGGGGCGCCAGGGTATGATAGATGACCGCGAATTTGCTGAAGCGGAGTTAACCGGCGCGATGCGCGGCGAGGCTACGCTGGAGGCAAGGATGGGTCAAGCGGGTCTACAGTTCGATGCGGCCAACCTACAGCAAGATGTATCCGATAGGACGCTGGCGCGGCTCTTGACGCAGACCGAGCCCACCCAGCGCGAACGCTTTGAAGAGGGGGTGCGATCAACGCGGGCTGGCGAAAGGTTAGCAACCCGCGCCGATCTACGGGCCGAGGAAGGGCAGCAAAGTGACTTATATGGCGAGGTAGCTGGGCGGGGCTCGGCGCCGGCGCGGCAGACCCTGACCGGTCAAACGGCGCAGCAAGACCTGATGAACCAAGAGCTACAGCGGCTTCTGGCGCGGTCAGGCGACACCCGCGCCGATCAAGCACTACAAAGTGAGTTATATGGCGAGGTGGCCGGCGTAGGGTCTGATCCTACGGTGCGGCAGACGCGTGGTGGCGAGATGGACGCTTTCAACAGGGAGATGCAGCGGGCCGGCTTAACCGGGAGGCTCGACGGCGATCCCACGATGCAGCGGGAGGAGTTGGAGAATAGAATTACGGAGGAAGGGTTGGATCGTGAGTATGCCAGGAGAGCAGACGATCGTGCTGAGAGGGGATTAGTAGAGGATTTATTAGCATCTACTGAGCGACGTAGGGTCTCTGATACGGCAGATATTCGGGCTGAGAGCGCCGACAAACGTGCTGCGAGTGCCGATACTCGGGCTGAGAGTGCAGATACTCGGGCTGAGAGTGCAGATACTCGGGCTGAGACTTCATTAGCAGACGATCTGCTATCGACTGCCGAGCAACGTAGGGTCTCTACTGCGGCTGATCTTCGTGCTGGTAGTGCCGATACTCGGGCTGAGAGTGCCGATACTCGGGCGGCGACTTCATTAGCAGACGATCTGCTATCGACTGCCGAGCAACGTAGGATAGCTAAGGCTGCTGATGTTCGTGCTGGTAGTGCCGATACTCGGGCCGAGACTTCATTAGCAGACGATCTGCTATCGACTGCGGAGCAACGTAGGATAGCTAAGGCTGCTGATGTTCGTGCTGGTAGTGCCGATACTCGGGCTGAGACTTCATTAGCAGACGATCTGCTATCGACTGCCGAGCAACGTAGGGTCTCTACGGCGGCTGATATTCGGGCTGGTAGCGCAGATACTCGGGCGGAGACTTCATTAGCAGACGATCTACTATCGACTGCCGAGCAACGTAGGGTCTCTACTGCGGCTGATCTTCGTGCTGCGAGTGCCGATACTCGTGCTGAGAGTGCAGATACTCGGGCTGAGAGTGCATTAGCAGACGATCTGATATCGACTGCCGAGCAGCGTAGGATAGCTAAGGCTGCTGATATTCGTGCTGGTAGTGCCGATACTCGAGCGCAAAGTCAATTTGATTTTGAGCAAGAAGATAAAATTATTAGTCAAATCTTATCAGTAACGGATGCAAGCCAAGATGGGAGATTCGATCCATTGGCAAACCAGCTTCTTACCAAAATCGTAGATCCTGAGTTACAGACTGCGCTTGCTCAAGCATTGGAAGAAGACGCAGCCGCAAACAGAAATACCAAAAGCCCAGATAGCGCCGTTATGAAAGTTATAAAGTTCTTTCAGGGAAGATAGACATTCTAATATTAATGACTAACGTAATAAGGGTAATAGCATGGCAATCGGAACCGCTCTAAGTATAGGCTCTCTTCTCGCCAAGCTCGGCCAGGGCTACTTTGCCAAGCAAGATGCGGAGAAAGCGCAGCGCGAACAGGATAGACGCGTAGGGTACAGTAACGTCATCAACTCCTTTGGGGGGCGCTCTACGCCCTCTCGGGTGGAGTCGAGCCCCGGAACAGCTACGACGATATTAGGGGGTTTAGGGACGGCCCTGGGCGCTGGTGCGAGTGTATACGATATGTTAGACGCCAATAAGCTGCGCGACCTACAGATGGCTAACGTCCAGGGTCAGATGGATAGCCGTACGCAAGCCGATGACATCATCCTCGGCACCACTATGGGTGCGGGTTCGATCCTACCGAAGACCAGCATCAGCGCCGCCGCCCCCAAGTTAGCGGTTCCAGAACCGCCGCCGGTGATGCCGGTTGCTCCCCAGTTAGCGGCTGCGGCACCGCCGCCGGTGATGCCCAAGTTAGCGGGTGCGGCACCGCCGCCAATGTCGGCTGATGACCTGTCTACTCTGGCTTCCATGCCCAGTGAGCTATTTCCGGAGACTAAGCTGGCTGCCATGCCCAGTGAGCTATTCCCGGCCAGTAGAGAGGCCGATACCTTGTCTGCTCTGTCTTCCATGCCCAGTGAGCTATTCCCGGAGACTAAGCTGGCTGCCATGCCCAGTGAGCTATTCCCGGCCAGTAGAGAGGCTAATGCCCAGGCTGCTCTGACCAAGGCGCTGGAAGAGGCTGCTATGCCCATTGCGCCGATTAGCGAAGCACCCCTCTCGGACCTTACTGGTCCCAGCGGAGCGGGTTCGCGCATGGCGCCGGGTTCGTTTGCGCTGGACGGCAGCGTAGCGCCAGGCAACCTATCCGATGTCGGGAAAGCGGCTTTTAGCACCGCACAAAACGAACGAATTGCGGAAAGGGCAGCAAAGCAAGTCGCGGCAGAACAGGCAGCGGAAGTGAAGCGATACAACGACGCCAGAATCCAACAGATAGCAGCCCAAACTGGAAAAATAACAAAAGAATCCGAAGCATTGGCTCGACCCGGGTGGACATTCGAGGAGTCTATAGACCGGGCAGGGCCGACGATGGAATCTTTGGCGCAAACAAATACGCCGTGGTCTAAGGTAGTGACTTCTCCATCGTTACGTCAGGTGCATCCAGAGGCTTTGGATGCGCTGCGGGCAACATACGATGCCGAAGCGGCCAGGGTGATGGGAGAGACGAATAAGGGCGTCAGCGACTTTCTCTATGGAGATGTACGACAATTGGCCAACGGCAATGCTATGATTAAAAAGTCGTCAGACTTGCAATTTGGCGCCAACCTCCTGGTAACGGGTCACGGACAAGATAATGGCGCTGGTGACTTGCAGATGGTCACAGCGTCCGTGCGGTTGGGTGACCCGGGTATGGGCGTTAGGCCAGCGGAGGCCGCGCAGTGGGAAGAGTCGGGCGGTATGGTGCAGGGGTGGCTGGTCTTCGGCGAGAAGTTTAAAGAAGGTGACCGGTTTACACTTAAGGTGCGTAACAAATTACTAAAGGCGGGGCTGGACCAATATGAAGGACAAACAGGATTAGTGGATAAGGCTGTAGGTAACTTACAGTCCGCGGCGGCGGATCGAATATTTCAAATGACGGGCTCGGAGGATATAAGCGCCGTGCCGGGAGTTAGTAAGTTTTTTGACAACTACAGACTACCGCCCCTTGAAGTGTATGCAAACCTAAGTCCAGAAACATTAAAGCTCTATAGGTCTATGGGGCCGGTGCCGGTTAATCCATCTGAGCCAGGAGGGGTGGATATGGAACAGCTCGAAGTCTATCTATCAGGGGGTAATACAGGCGGTAATATACTGTCGGCCTTGGGCAGATCATTCCCAGGGACAGGCGCAATGCGGGGAGTTTACTAATGGGACGCTATGCAGCCACAGCCCTAACCTACAACGAGATAGCCGAAGCGATGAAAGATCCAACGGGATCGGCGATTAACAACCTCAAGGCCCAGCATGGGGCAGATACGATTAGACAGGTGGCCCAGGCCGGTCCCGAGCCACCTGATTTCATGCAACGTATGAAAGCCGGGTTCGCATCCGATCCACTCAGCGAAGCGCAGATATACCAAGAGCAGGGGGTGCCGGCGTCCGTCACCCCCGACGGAAAGACGGTCACCTACAAGACACCACAGGGGCAAGCGCTGGCCGATCCCGAGGGGTTCGACTTCCCGGGCGATGTAGCGGATCTGGCGGGCGAGGCGCCGGCGACGATCCTGTCGATATTGGGTGGCGTGTTGGGCGGTGGACCGATAACCGGTGGCGCCGGCGCGGTAGTGGGCGGTATGGCCGGCGATGCAATACGCCAGAAGGCGGCCCAGGAGTTTGGGTCTAAGCGCGATTATGACCTCGGGCAGACCGCCATCGAGGGCGGCTTCAGCTTGTTAGGCGAGGCGGGCGGCGCGGTGGCGTCTAAGGCGCTGAAGGGACCACTCCGCGAGAGTGTGCAAGCGCCCGGGTTTCAAGAGTTGGGCAAGCATGTTGAGCGGTTCGACGTTGACCAAGGCACCAACCTGGCCGGCACCGCACCCTTAGAGGCTACGGTATCGGGCGATATGATGCCCGCCTGGGCGCAGCGACTGCGGGAGGATGACCAGTATGGGGCGACGATACGCGATGAAGTAGATATACCGTTCCGCGAAGAGATTTCCAAGGCGATGGACAAGATCGGCCAGTGGCTACCCGGCGAGGGACCAACGGCAGCGCGGCGTTCCCGCGAAGAAACGGGCAACCTGTTGCGCGATGCGGTCACCTCCACGCAAAAGCAGCGCCGTAGCACTGTCGGTGATCTATATAAAGCCTTTGACGAGGTCAATGACCCCAACGTGCTACCCGATATGACGGCTACCAGGGACGCGATAGGCGAGATAATGAGTCACAACATAATGCAGCGCAAGAAGTCAGGCACGGCAGGTCGGGCGGCGCTCGAGAGTGCGCTGGAAGAGGCATCTACGATAGACAACTACAAAACACTACAGGTAGTACGCCAAGGTATCTTTGACGAGGCCAACATGGCGAAGATTGACCTTACTAAGATGAGCAAAGGCGTCCAGTCGCAGTTTGAAAAGCTCTATGCGGCGCTCAAAGTCGATGAGAATGCGTTCTTGGAAGCCGGCGGTGGCACCGGCAGTGAGGTGGCCCGGCAACGCGGTGGCGACGCCATGCAGTATGCGCGGGAGATGTTCACCGCCGACGAGTCGAGGTTTGTACGGCGCGTCCTGGGCAATGAAGAGAAGGCGACCAACATAGCCGATATGCTGCGTAACGCTACGCCCGAAGAGGTCAAGGCATTGCGTACAGTGGTCGGGATGGGATCGACGGACATAATGCAACAAGGGGCGCAAGAGGGTGTGCTGGAAGCTACCGCCGAGGGCGCCGAAGCCTGGGCCGCGCTACAGCTCGAGGTCTTCAAAGACCTACGGCAAGCCGCGCAGACCACCCCGGGGCAGCTACGCCAGCGCATGGTCGGTCCCGAGCGCGGTGGTCCCGAGTTGATCAGTGGACAGAAGCTACAGACTGCGCTTGGTAAGTTTAAGGAAGGGACGCTCGAAGAGATATTCGGGCCGGCAGTGACGGGGGATCTAACTACGTTCGCCTCGCTGGTAAAAGACCTGACCCTCACCGAGTCTACCCTGGCCAACTTCAGCAATACAGCCCGAGCCAG